TCAGTTTGGTAGAGCGCCGTCTTTGGGAGGCGGATGTCGTAGGTTCGAATCCTATCGCCCCGATTGCCAGTTTCCTGACTGGCACCTTGACTATATAAAGTCAAGCACTTATAATACTCAGGTATTCAACACACAACAATGTCTCTGATCGAAAAATTCAAGAAAGATGTTAGCACTTTGAGATCTGCTGCTAACGGGGATATCTACCTTGATGTAAAGAGTCCGAAACTTTATAAGAAAGTACGTCGCTACTATGAAAATAATGGTGTCGTGTTTTCTGGAGATCCCCTTGATGACTACGAAATGCTGATGGATTATCTCTATCAAGACCTCGCCACTATTGAGGTTGCCTGATGAAAGTCATTCAAAAACCTACCGTTCTTATGGAGCGGTTTCCTTATCGTTATATTCAGGTTGGTAAGTTGGAAATCAACGGAATGCCTGACTGTCGCATTCAAAAAGTAGATTCTTACACAGGTCGTTATAGGGATATGTACCTTTGCGATAATGAGATGCAACTTATGACTGCCATGGAAGATTTTGAGTACACTAAGTGGTTGGACCCTGACATGGTTCCTTGTTACATCAAGGACGATGAAGACACGGAGAGTCTCTAAAAGAACTGGTGGAGTCATCCCCAATATGCCCGTCACGGATGGACGAAAACAGCACTGGTCGGTGAAGGATCCCCTTCAATCCCGAGAGTTTATAATTTCTCTTTAAAAAATTGTTGGTGCGGATGGGATAACTCCCGCCAGGTTTCTTATTTCCTGTCAAAGAATAAGTGGCGTGCATGTAAAGACCTAATGAGGACGGCTTGCGCGAGTCGTCCTTTTTTAGTATAATATAAAAAAATTACCAATATGAAAATCGGTTTTAATTGTAGTTGTTTTGATCTTTTTCATGCTGGACATGTCACGATGCTCAAAATGGAAAAGGAGATATGCGACTACTTAAAAGTGGCACTGCAAGTTGATCCAACTGTCGATAGACCTGGTTTAAAAAATAAACCAGTACAATCAATCTATGAAAGATATGTACAAGTCCAAGGATGTAAGTATGTTGATGAAATACTTTTATATGATACGGAAGCAGATCTTTTGAATCTAATTAAAACACAAACTTTTGATATTAGATTTTTGAGTGAAGAGTATAAAGATATCGATTTTACAGGTAAACAATACTGCATTGATAATGGTGTTGAGATTTTTTATCACAAGAGAAGGCATCAATACTCTACTACTGAACTTAGAAAGAGAGTATATCAACTTGAGAAAGAAAAGTTGGAAGAGAAAGATATTGTAGACATTAAACAATATTCTCCTGAACTCTTAGAAAAATATTTTATAAAACATGAATGATAAGATAACAATCTATGGTTCCACAGGATTTGTGGGAAGTAATTTTAGGAAAATGTATGATAGTTGCATTGAGATGCAACGAGAAGAACGTAAACCACGTTCCAACAACATACTTTATTTTATTTCTACAGTGGATAATTACAATATCCATGACAATATTACTTTAGATGTAGATACTAATCTGCATACTCTGTGTGAAGTATTGGATCATTGTAGATCTGAAAATATTACATTTAACTATATTAGTTCTTGGTTTGTATATGGAAAAACTCCATACATGCCTGCAAAAGAAGATTCTGTATGTAAACCAACTGGATTTTATTCAGTTACAAAATATTGTGCTGAACAATTGATAGAATCATTTGCTCAAACTTATGGTATGAAATATAGAATCATTCGTCTGTGTAATGTCTTGGGATCTGGAGATCAAAAGGCATCTAAGAAAAAGAATGCAATAACATGGTTAGTTAATCAATTGAAACTCTCTCATGATATTGATCTCTATGATGGCGGTATTCACTGTAGAGATGTTCTTCATGTTACTGATGTGTGCCGTGCCATAAAACTTATTATGGAGAAAGGTGAACTCAATGAAATTTATAATGTTGGATCTGGTAAACCAACGTCTATCAATGAAATAGTGTCATTAAGTAAACACTACTTGAAATCTAAATCAAAAGTAAATAGCATTGATTCGCCTAAATTTCACAGTCAAGTCCAGACAGAAAATTTCTGGATGGATACAAAAAAACTTCAATCGCTTGGATTTAGTCAGAGTGTACCATTGGATCTTATTGTGAGGGATTTATGTCTGTAATTAATAAAGTACAAGAATTTGTAGACAATCTTCAAAAAGAAAATAATAATTTGTTTCCATATATTGCCAATGCTAATTGGAAACCAGGAAATTCAGTTTATTACTCTGGACCATACTGGGATGAAAAAGAACCTATTGCTGCCATCACAACTTTGTTGGAAGGTAACTGGCTTCCCTCTGGCAATGAAGTAAACAAGTTTGAACGTTCTTTCTCTAAAAAGTTTGGATTCGAAGATTCTGTAATGGTGAATTCTGGTTCATCTGCAAATCTTGTAATGATTGCGGCACTTAAAAAATACTTTGATTGGCAAGACAATGACGAAATCATTGTTTGTGTTTGTGGATTTCCAACCACAATCAATCCAATTATTCAAAATAATCTAAAACCAGTATTTGTTGATATTGACTATACGGATCTTAACTGGGATATTGATCAATTAGAGTCCAAAATTACTAGTAAAACTAAAGCAGTATTTTCTTCTCCTGTTCTAGGAAATCCATATGATTATGATCGTGTGGTAAAAATTTGTGAACAATACAATATCAAACTAATTGCAGATAACTGCGACAGCCTTGGTAGTAAGTGGAATGGTGAATACTTAACTAAACATGCCGTAGCAGCATCTTGTTCTTTTTATCCAGCACATCATATTTCTACTATTGAAGGTGGTATGGTGTCTTCTAATATACCTGAAATCGTAAACATTGCCAGGTCCTTTGCCTGGTGGGGACGAGGATGTTATTGTGTTGGACAACAAAATTTGTTAGAGTGTGGGGTATGTGGAAAAAGATTTGGTAAGTGGTTGGATGGATATGATAAGGTTGTAGATCATAAGTATGTCTTTGAACATCAAGGATATAATCTTAAACCCGCAGATCTTCAAGGATCTATTGGTTTAGTTCAACTTGAAAAATTTGAGGAAGTTCATTCCATCAGAAGAAAAAACAAAGAACGAATCTCTAAAATCTTTCAAAGCATTCCTGGTGTTCGTGTTGTGGACGAAAAAGAAAATGCAGAAACATCATGGTTTGGAGTTCCTATTATTTGTGAAGATGGTCCATTTTCCATAGAAAAACAATCTCTTGTTGACCATCTTGAAAGTAATGGTATTCAAACTAGGAATTATTTTGCAGGGAATATATTAATGCATCCTGCATACAAACATATTGAACCTGCAAAAAACTACCCCAACTCTTCTAAAGTATTGGATAATGTATTTTTTGTGGGGTGTTCTCCAACCATTAACGATGATATGATCAATTATATTGAAACGGTTGTGGAAGAATTCAAAACTAAAACTTTGTTTCATGTTTCTGTCTGAGAGGTTGCACAAACCTTCCTTTTTTAGTATAATATATATTAAAATATCTAATCAACATAAACAATATGAAGGCACAGGTGTTAACTTATTCTCGTAAAAAAGAAAAAATACAAAAAAAATATAATATATCAGATCTTCAAGACATAACTGAACAAGAAGAAGTTTTTATATATCATGGAAATTTGTCTCCTGAAGCACTTGAAGACCCAAGATTTATAGGTCTTTCTTTGTATCCTAAAAATAATAGGGAAATAAAGTGTGATTTAAATAAAGAATTGCCAATACTCGATAACTCTGTGGATGCTTTTCAATCGGAAGATGTAATTGAACATCTTCATGTTGATAGTATTATTTTTTCCTTAAATGAAATTTATCGAATTTTAAAACCAAATGCTTTTTGTAGAATTTCTTTACCCGATTATTACTCATTAAATCAAATGAAGAGAAGTATATATGATTATGAAGGTAATATTTTAGGAGATGTTGCATTAGGAGCAGTGCCAATTTTTGATAATGGTCAATTAAAAATTAAACATACAGCACCTCCTGGAGATAATCATTTTTGGTTTCCTACTATAGATAATGTTAAAGATTTGATCTTTAATTCTGATCTAAGCAAATGCTCTGTAATGAAAATTGTTCATGCTAATGTAAAAAATTCCGATCCAATTTTAGATGAAGTTGAAAACTTGGATACATTTTATGTTCGTAGATCTCCACCGATGGATATGAGATCTAATGGCAATCCAATTTCAATTATTATCGATTTTGTTAAATGAATGGGTTGCATAAACCGTCCTTTTTTAGTATAATAAATAAAGAGAAATAATTTTTTAAGTCGATGTCAAATTTATTTGAAACTGAGTACATTAATGCTTATACTCAACCAAGTGATATGTTTGAACATGTTAAATATTTGAAATCTCTTTGTGATGATCAAGATGTTAATCATGTTACAGAAATGGGGACCAGAACTGGTATTAGTACTCGTGCATGGTTGAATAGTGATGTTGCGTTAAGAGCTTGTGATCTTAAATTTGATAGTAGGATTAAGCAGTTGATGGATATTGCTATAGAAGAAGGAAAAGATGTTTCTTACTATGAAGGAAATTGCCTGCATGTTGAAATTGAAGAAACAGATCTTTTGTTTTTAGATACTTGGCATGTTTATGACCAAGTTATAGCAGAACTTAATTTACACGCATCAAAAGTTAAAAAATATATTGTATTTCATGATACGATTACATTTGGTTTCGTTGATGAAAAAAATAAAGTTCATGTTGGTATTCCTGAAGTAGATGATGAATTAAAAGATGGAACTAAAAACGTTGGTATTTTTAATGCCATCGTTAAATTTATGATTGATAATCCAGGATGGAAATTTAAAGAGCACAGAACAGTTAATAATGGTCTCACTGTTATTGAAAGAATTTGATAATGAAAATACTTGTTCTTGGTTCTGAGGGGCAGATCGGATCTCACTTATCAAAATATTTAATTGATAAGGGACATGAAGTAAATGGATTTGATATTGTAAATGATGTTCAGCAAGATCTTACTCTAATTCCAAACAGAAAGTTAGATCATGATATTCGTTTGGCAGATTTTGTATTTTTTCTAGCTTTTGATGTTGGTGGGTCTAGGTACTTAAAAAAATATCAAAAAACATACGACTTTGTTAATAATAACACCCTTATCATGGCAAATGTTTTTGGGTTGCTAAAAAAATATAATAAAAAGTTCATATTTACTTCATCTCAAATGAGTAATATGTCTCATTCTGTATATGGTGTTTCTAAAAGAATTGGAGAATTTTATACCAATTCTCTTGAAGGTGTAGTTGTTAAACTTTGGAATGTTTATGGTATAGAAAAAGACTATGAAAAATCTCATGTCATTACCGATTTTATTCGTAAAGGATTTGAACAGGGTGATTTTGACATGATGACGGATGGAACTGAGGAACGTGAGTTTTTATATGCACAAGATTGTTGTGAAGCATTGGAAGTTATTATGAATTCATATAATGATCTAAATCATAATGAACATATCCATATAACTTCTTTTAAATCTAGTAGTATTAACGAAGTTTCTAAAATTGTAACAGAGTTATTTGAATCAATTGGTAAAAAAATAACTATCAGACCAAGTAAAGATAAAGATACTGTTCAACTAGATAAAAGAAATGAAGCAGATGATTTTATTCTTGATTGGTGGACTCCAAAAACGAGTCTTAGAGAAGGCATAAAACATGTGTTTGAAGAAATGAAAACAAACTATTTGGAGTGATGATTTAAATGAAAACAGCAATCTGTATAAGCGGAATCGGCAGATCTATTGAATATACATTTGAAAATCTTAAAGAAAATTTGATTAATTGTTGGGAAGACAGAGACGTTTATGTTTTTTTTGGAAAAAGTAAAGTATCATCACAGGCAGAATCTTTATTTAAAACTCTTGATAGATGTGAGGTTTTAGTTAAAGAAGAAGAACAAATGGATGAGGAGGGCATTGTTCTTCATCCATCCTTGTTTGGACCTGGGCATAGTTGCACACCTCAGTCTACGCTAAAGATGTATAAAGCTAGATCTTTAGTTTATGATATGATGAACAATTCTGGAAGAAAATATGATAGAGTTATTTTATCTAGAGAAGATGTTTTTTATAATGAACCAGTTATAAATTCTATAGAATCTTTGGACATGAAAAAACTATGGATTCCTGACTGGCATCATCATCTAAATGGGTATCATGATAGATTTGCTGTATCTAATCAAGAATATATTGGTACATATGTAAAGATGACAGATTATCTTAGGGAATATCAAAAAATAAAAGGATACGTTCATAGTGAAACAACACTTAGACAACATTTAGATAAGCACATTGGA